AGACAGCAAACAAACGTTTGCTTCGCTTGTAAAGCAAATAGCGACCGACGAACACTTCCGTCTCAAGATAGGTCGAGACATGGAAAAAATGAGATTAGCTATGGAAAACGAGAAAGAACGATTGTCAGAGTATCATTCATATTTAGACGGAGCTGTTGATCGTCCGTTTTTAACACCAGACACGGCAGAAGATTAAATGTCTACAGAACTTTTTATATATATAATCGTATTATGCGTGTTTGCAACTCTCTGCTTAACGTGGTTGTTGTTTTGTGTGGTTTATGTTATAGGTAAATATACTGATTTAGGCAAAGAAAAAAGAAAAGAAAAAGAGAAGAAGAAGAAAATACACGATTCTCAAGATGATTTGCCGATTCAAGGCATGGACTTAAATCTTATTTCAACTCCAAAGATAGAAACTTCCTTTGGCGACGAAAGAATAGGCAAAGTTTACAAAAATGCAGACAAAACATGAGGAAGAGTCTCAATGTGACAATTGTATACTTAACAAGACGGTGGGATTCAGCTTCGATGGTGTGACAAGTCGTCCATCAATATACAAAAAAGGAGGTCCACAACCTTTTCCCGCATGTGGCATTTGCCCAAGGTGCAATGGTAGTGGAAGTCAAAAACTTAAACATGAACATGAGGTAGATTCAATGTCTGATAATAATGAAAATATAAAAACCACCCAAGCCGTTAGAAAAGCTATAGGTGTAGATATAGGAACTGGTTTTATTTCTTGTGCAGAGGAAGAAGAAGGAGATATAGTTTTTAGAAAAATAAGAGATGCTTTCTTTAAATTAAATCCATCAAAGTTTCTAGAGGGATCTGCTAATCAATTTGGCGAAACAATGCTGAAAAACTCAGGAGCGTATTATGTCAAAATAGACGGCACTTTGCACGTACTCGGTGATGACGCTTTTAAATTTGCTAATTTGTTTCATCAGGAGTGTCTTAGACCAATGTCTAAGGGTGTTTTAAATCCCAAGCAGCCTGTATCTAATATCATGGTTTCCGAGCTGGTAAAAGCGGTGGCGGGACGAGCGGAGTCTCCCGATGACGTGTTGTATTATTGCGTTCCCGCCGAACCTATAGATGCCGACTTTGATATTGAATATCACAAACAGATATTGGGCGGAGTCTTTAGTGATTTAGGCTATCAGAATATAAACGTGATGACCGAAGGTTTGGCTGTTGTTTATTCAGAACTAGCCGATACTCAGTACACTGGTATTGGAATGAGCTTTGGAGCTGGTATGTGTAATATTGTCTACGCCTTTATGGGAATTCCAGTTTTTGCGTTTAGTTTAAGTAAGGGAGGAGATTGGATTGATTCCCACGCCGCAAAACATACAGATGAAACACATAACGTAGTAACGACCATAAAAGAAAAAGCTGGTTTTAGTTTGTATGACGCCACAACCGGAATACAAAAAGCTATTTCTATTTATTATGAGTCTCTTCTTAATTATGTTGTTGATCAATTCAAAGAACTTTATGACAAAACGCCTAAAAAGAAACTTCCTAATGTTCAGCAAGAAATGCCTATTGTGGTATCTGGCGGAACCTCTTTGGTTTCGGGTTTTATAGATAGGCTACGAGAATTAACCGCCAAAGACTTTCCGGTTCCTATTTCAGAAGTTAAGCACGCAAAAGAACCATTGTTTGCAGTCGCAAACGGTTTATATCAAGCCGCCAAAATATCTACTGATATAACAAAGGACAAAAATTAATTATGAAAGCAATCATTTTTGGAATTACAGGACAAGACGGCAGCTATTTAGCAGAACTGCTTGTGAAGAAGGGGTATGATATTATCGGTGTTACTAGACGCGTTAGCGTTAACACCCTATCTAGGATTGAGCATATCTTGCCCCAACTTACAATTGTTGAAGGAGATGTTACCGATGGTTTTAATGTAAGTAAAATTATCGAGGAACATGAAGCGGACGAGATTTATAATCTGGCCGCCCAGTCCCATGTGGGAACTAGTTTTAAGCAGCCTAACTTAACATGGGATATTACTGCTGGTGGTGTATTGAATATTTTAGAAGCTATTCGTTATAGCAAAAGAAGAGATCAAATTAGATTTTATCAAGCTAGCTCTAGTGAGATGTTTGGGAAAAATTTTAGTACCATATCAGTGCTTGGTAGCGATATTAAGTATCAAGATGAGAATACGCCCTTTGTTCCTCAAAGCCCTTATGGTATCGCTAAACTAGCCGCTCATCATCTTGTCAGAAATTACCGTGAAGGTTATGGGATTCATGGTAGTTGTGGAATTTTGTTTAATCATGAAAGCGAGAGACGTGGAGAAGGGTTTGTTACACGCAAAATCACCAAGTGGATCGGAGAGTTTATTCAATGGAGCAACGGATGCAGTGATCCTGGGATAGATGTGCATAGCGATCCAGATTTTATTTTGGACAAATCTGATTCTTGTGGGTGGCAACGCAAATTTCCCAAGCTGAGATTAGGTAATCTCGATGCACGTCGTGACTGGGGACACGCGGAAGATTATGTAAAGGCTATGTGGCTTATGTTACAGGAGGACGATCCAGATGATTATGTGGTGGCTACAGGAGAGACTCATTCTGTTAGAGAATTCTTGGATGAGGCTTTCGCCACGGGAAAAGTAGATGATTGGAAAAACCTTGTAGTTATTGATCCAAAATTTTACAGGGCAGCCGAAGTAGATTATCTTCTTGGAATTCCTAATAAAGCAACCGCCATACTAGGCTGGACGCCCCAAATAGAATTTAAAATGCTAGCAGAAAGAATGGTGATTCACGATGTCCACGAGGCGGGATTACAACGATCCAGTTTACAAGCGATTTAGGCTTGAAGTCTTAGAAAGAGATAAATTTACCTGCCAAATGTGTAATAAAAAGGGGAGGCGTGCGAGGCTGAATGTTCACCATGTAATAAAGTGGAGTTCTGCCAGCACTTTACGTTATGATATAGATAATGGTATCACGCTTTGTAGAGATTGTCATAAAGACATTACAGGCAAAGAATCGCATTATATTTCGTATTTCTCAGAAAAAGTAAGGAGAAACAAAAAATCATAAGTGAATAATTACAAAGTGATCAAGGATACGCGGGAGCAGGATGGATGGTTTTTTTCTCCATATGATAAGTGTGCAGGTATGGAGGTGGACACGCTTCACACCGGCGATTATACAATCAAAGGATTTGAAGATGTGGTCTGTGTGGAGAGAAAAGCTTCTGTTTCCGAGATGGCTATGAATCTAGGAAGAAAGAAAAAGCCATTTCAAGACGAGATGGAGAGGATGAAGGATTTTCAATTCTCATTTCTTATCTGCGAGTTTGATATGGAGGATATTCTCAAATACCCGGAAGGGTCTAGAGTTCCTCAAAAGGCAAGGTCACACGTTCGTGTTACTGGAAAATATCTACTAAAATGCTTAATGGAGTTTCAAATCTGGTACGATACCAAAATTATATTTTGCGGTAACAAGAAGAATGCGTTTTTAGTTTGTAACAGTATGTTTAAAAGACTAAACGAACTCTTTTATGCGAGGGATAAAGATGACGCGAACTAGAACCCAAAAAAGCAACATCATTTCCGAATCCCACGACTACGACATCATTGTGGAAACGAGAGAAATATTTCTTCATGGCCACTGTGGAGAAAGTGATACCGATCCTGGCGTGGATTATCGTTCAGCTAATCAGTTTTTGAAAAATGTTAAGATATTAGAACACTTTAGTACTGATCCCATCATAGTGCATCAATATAGCCCCGGAGGAGATTGGAATGCTGGTATGCTAATGTATGATACCATTCAGAACAGTAAATGTTCTTTTCTATTCGTGTGTCATGGACATGCCGCTTCTATGGGCAGCATTGTTCCACAGGCAGTATATGATAAGGGGTACAGGGTAACAATGCCTAATTGTGATTGGTTGATTCATGATGGACCAATAGACGCCGAAGGTATGACAGTTAAACAATTTAATTCATTTCATGGATATATTGATCACATCCGTCGTGATATGATGGAAATTTATACTAACGTTTGTTTGGCTTCTGGCGAAAAGTTTCAAAATATGAAAAAGGGTGCGGTGAAAAATTTTCTTAAGCGTAAACTACAATCTCAAGAAGACTGGTGGCTTACGGCTCAAGATGCTGTAGATTATGGATTTGTTGATGGTATGCTGGGAACAGAAGGTTATGAAAACATTCAGGAAATTATAAACGCTTTATGAGTATAGAAACAACACTACGAGATGCGTGGCTAGGGATTGAGGTCGATGAACACGACCTTTTTAATCCAATGGATTTTGTGATGCAGGACTCGGACGGTGAACAATTGTTGGAACGAGTCGCTTGGTTGATGATGAGGCCGGAATATTTTTCTTTTACTTGTAAATATATTTTGAACATAGAGCTTTCTCCGTTTCAAGCTTTGTTATTGTATGAAATATGGAATAGAAAATTTCCTATGATTATAGGAAGTCGTGGTATGGGAAAATCTTTCATGCTGTCCGTGTATCCGCTGCTTCGTGCGTTATTTATGCCGCGACGACAAATTATTATTGTGGGTGCCGCTTTCAGGCAGTCAAAAGTCCTTTTTGAGTACATGGATACAATTTGGAAAAACGCTCCAGTTCTTCGGGACTTATGTGCTAGCGGTAGTGGCCCACGGAGAGATGTGGACAGATGTGTGATGCATATAGGCCAAAGTCGCATTACGTGTCTTCCGCTTGGCGATGGCAGTAAGATTAGAGGCCAAAGGGCCAACGACATCATTGCTGATGAATTTGCATCTATTCCCAGAGACATTTTTGAAAATGTTGTCGCTGGTTTTGCTGCCGTTGCCGCCTCTCCTATTGAAAAAGTTAAGCGAATTGCACATGAAAAGCGTGCTAAGGAATTAGGTGTTCCTGTAAGTGTTTCGACAAACACTGACGATATGGATAAATCAAATCAAATAATTTTATCTGGTACGGCTTATTATGATTTTAATCATTTTGCTGAGTACTGGAAAAGATATCATGCTATTGTCAGTAGCGGAGGAAACATTGCTAAACTGGAGGAGGTATTTGGAGGCTCTGTGCCAGAAGATTTTGATTGGACCGAGTATTCTGTAATCAGGATGCCTGTAGATAAGCTTCCAGACGGATTTATGGATAGTGGACAGGTGGCTAGAGCTAAGGCTACCGTGCATTCTGGCATATATAACATGGAATATGGTGCGATATTTACCACAGACAGCCAGGGTTTCTTTAAACGAAGCCTGTTAGAGTCTTGTACAACCTCTCCCACTAATCCTGTTCAATTGCCTTCGGGGGAAGTCTGGTTTGAATCTGCTCTCAGGGGCGAGCCCGGAAAAACTTATGTATTTGGCGTTGATCCCGCTTCTGAAGTTGACAATTTCAGTATAGTGGTTTTAGAGGTAAATTCGGATCATCGCAAGGTCGTGCATTGTTGGACTACAACTAGACAACAGCACAAAGATAAGCTGAAATCTAAATTAGTTGATGAAGATGATTTTTATGCTTATTGTGCAAAAAAGATTAGACAACTAATGAATGTATATCCTTGCTCAGAAGTGGCCTTAGATGCCCAAGGAGGCGGTATAGCCGTTATGGAGGCGTTGCACGATAAAGACAAGATACCAAATGGAGAGCTACCTATCTGGCCCGTCGTCGAAGATAAGGCGAAAGATACTGATGATCACGCCGGTCTTCATGTTCTTAGATTGTGTCAATTTGCTAGAGCAGATTGGCTGGCAGAAGCGAATCATGGCTTAAGAAAAGATTTGGAAGATAAAATAGTGTTGTTTCCGTTTTTTGATTCGGTTAGTCTTGGAATAGCTTTAGAAGCAGATAAAGCTTCTGAAAGACACTATGATACTTTAGAAGATTGTGTTATGGAGATAGAAGAACTAAAAGATGAATTATCTATGATCATTATGACACAAACGTCGACAGGTAGAGAAAGATGGGATACACCAGAAGTTAAAACCGGAACGGGAAGAAAAAGCAGATTAAGAAAAGACCGATATTCCTCTTTAATTATGGCCAACATGTCTGCACGACATTTGTTGATAGAAAAACCTACGATTGAGGATAGTGCCTTTGGGGGTTTTGCCCAACAAAATGCGTCGGCGTTTTCTAACGATAAACTTTTTCATGGCCCCGCCTGGTTTACCGAAAAAACACAGAATCTATACTAGATTGTGTATATCAATATGATTAACAATTCAATTGTCAATTCTATTACTGGAGAATCAATATAAATGTCTGAACCCCTCTTTCAAACTTGGGCTAGTGATGCAGAAAAAGAAAAAGTTTACGATCTTAATAACTTAGACGGATACGATGGTGCTGTCTATCGTTCTCAGTCTAGTAGGCAACAAACTTATATAGATATTGAAACAAGCAGATCTGTCCGTCCTGCGTTTAATCGTTCTGATTATGACGCGTTTCGTCCGGGCGAATCTGTTCCCAGCAAACAAAAGCGTATCATGGCTATGTGCATGAGTGCCTATGATAGGGTTGGGATTATAAGAAATGTTATTGATTTAATGAGTGATTTTTCCAGTCAAGGATTGGTTCTAGTACATCCAAATAAGACCATAGAAAAATTTTATCGCAAGTGGTTCGGTCAGGTCAATGGGATAGACCGATCTGAAAGGTTTTTGAACTATCTATATAGAACCGGAAACGTTGTTGTCCAAAGAAGAACGGCTAAATTAGATAGGAAGAAGGAAGCAGAACTTAGACGTGCCGCTGGTGCTGATCTTGTTATCCAAAATATACGGGTTGCAAAAAGAGAAATACCTTGGGTATACGATTTTTTGAATCCCGTTGCTATAGACGTGGTTGATCACGGGATGTTGGCGGTTGGTAAACCTGAATTTCAGTTAAGTCTCTCTAAGTACACCTATCAATCATTGTTACAAACTTCCACACGCAATAAGAATGTGTTTAAAACACTGCCGCTCGATCTCCAAAAAAGAATAAACGAGGGTAACCGCACTATTCCTTTGGATGAAGATAATACATTTTTCTATCATTACAAGAAAGATGACTGGTTGTTGTGGGCCAATCCAATGATTTACGCCATCCTTGATGATATAAGTATGTTGGAAAAGATGAAATTGGCGGATTTAGCGGCATTAGATGGGGCTATTTCTAGTGTCAGACTTTGGACTCTTGGTGACTTTGATCAAAAAATTGTTCCAACTAAAGCGGGCCTCAATAAAGTTAGAGATATTTTGGCTAGTAATGTTGGTGGTGGCACTATGGATTTGGTGTGGGGACCAGAACTTCAATTTACAGAGAGTCAATCTCAAGTATATAAATTCTTAGGTTCTGAAAAATATCAACCCGTTTTAACAAGCATTTATGCTGGTCTTGGTATTCCTCCAACCCTTACTGGTGCCGCTGGAGCTAGCGGGGGTTATACAAATAACTATGTTTCTCTCAAGACGTTGATAGAAAGGCTTGAGTATGGCAGAGAGGTTCTTTCACAGTTTTGGCGACAAGAAATAGAATATGTAAGAAAAGCAATGGGATTTAGATTTCCTGCCGAGATTCATTTTGATTCTATTATATTGTCCGATGAGGCTGCTCAAAAGAATCTTTTAATCCAGCTTGCGGATAGAGATATTATATCTCAAGAAACTCTGCTTGAAAGATTCCGAGAAATTCCAGGCATCGAAAGAGTTCGGGTTCGTAGAGAAGGAAGGGACAGAAACAATGATTCCTTGGCACCAAGAAAAGCTGGCCCATATCATAATCCGCAGCACAAAGAGGATATGGCTAAAATTGGTGTTACGAAAGATGTTATTGACACACAGGAATATTTGGAACAATTAGGTCTTCCTTATCAAGAAGCGGAGTCGCCTGATGAGGCTCCTGTAAATGCTCCGCAGGAGGAGCCGTCTTCTGATCCTGTAAACGATGAGGGTAGACCCCCTTTCTCTAGAGACATCACACAAAGAAAACAAAAGCGTGTTTTGCCGAGAAGCGGCGAGGGCACTAGTATGACGCTATGGGCTATAAAAGCACAGGAAAAAATATCCAACGTTATGACGCCTATCATCTGTTCTCACTTCAATAAAAAGGATGCTAGAGCCTTAAGTAAAGCGGAGGTAGATCAATTGGAGTATTTAAAGTTATGTATCCTAACAGGCATGAAACCATTTGTTGATGTTACGCCAGAACTAGTAAAACAACTCATTGAACAAAACACAAAACCCAGTAAAGCGTTTAGGTCTATTGTAAAGGATAGGGCGAGTAGTTTTTCTTCTATCAACGCACGAAAACCCAACACTTCAGAATTACGACATATTCATGCCTCTGTCTATGCTGAAATTTCCTGTTTTTGGTAATATTAAGCCTTCTATTTATTATTTTGTGTATTATATAGCATGTTCTTTGTAGAAAGTGTAATATGAAAATCTATCAGCATGAAAAAGACGACGGTCTAGCCAAAGCATTAGCCAATAATAACACTATTGCCTTTTGTGCTATTGCCGAGACTTACCAGCCCGACAAAGAAGCTATTGACAAATTAAGAGAGGTTTTAGCTTCCAGTGACGCTGGTGATGAGCTTGCCCTTGCTGAAAATCAAAACCAGTTAGACTTGTATTATATCAAGTCTGTTTTGGTTAGTACGGGCTGGAATAAAAATGATGACGTATTTGACCCTAAAGAATTATGGGAAGCGAGAAAGACGCCAGAAGATAAACCTTTTAATTTTATGCATGATGAAAAAGACATCATCGGACATATTACTGCTAATGAGGTTGTGGATTTTGATGGCACCTCTATCAGCGACGATAACGAGAATGTTCCTGGTCGGTTTAACATACTGACTTCTGCCGTTATTTATACCGAGTGGTCAGATGTTGAACAAAAGGATAGAATGCAAAAAATAGTGGCAGAAATAGAAGAGGGAAAATGGTTTGTTTCTATGGAATGCCTGTTTCCCGATTTTGATTATGCTTTAGCAACCGAGAACGGCGAAACCAGGGTAGTAAAAAGAAATGAAGCATCTGCCTTTTTAACAAAACACCTAAGATCCTATGGAGGAGACGGAGAATACGAAGATTACAAAGTGGGTAGGCTATTAAGAAACTTATCGTTCTCTGGTAAAGGCTTAGTTTCCAAACCTGCAAATCCACGTAGTGTAATTTTGGAAGGAAATGATTTTTTTGATGAATCTCAAGCACAGATTTTAACTTTATCTTCATCTAAGGAGAATGATATGTCTGAAAGTTATGAAAAGCAGATTAGTGATCTGCAAGCACAGTTGGCGGAATCTCATGCCGCTAATGACGCACTAAAGGACAAGGTTGTTGCAGAGCAACATGCCGAGTTCGACTCTAAAATCAAAGAACTTGATAGCACTATTGCAGAGCAAGCGGAAAAAATTGCCGAGCATCTAGAGGCTAACAAGACTTTG